TATCAGGTTACCTGAAATAGTTGGAAGAGGATATAAGTCTTATTGGAACTTTAGAGGACGTTATGTTGCATGCAAAGGCTCACGTGCTTCTAAAAAATCGAAAACAACCGCATTGCGCATCATATACAACATGATGAAATACGATCAGTCGAATACTCTTGTTGTTCGTAAAACTTATCGAACGCTTAAAGATTCGTGCTTTACGGATTTAAAATGGGCCACAAAAAGGTTGGGAGTTGAGAACTTATGGGAATTCAAGTATTCACCTTTGGAAGCAACTTATCTTCCCACTGGACAGAAGATTCTTTTTAGAGGACTTGATGATCCATTAAAAGTAACATCTATTACTGTTGAGTATGGATATTTGTGTTGGGCATGGCTTGAAGAAGCCTATGAGATAACAAGTGAAAAAGACTTTGATACCCTAGATGAGTCAATTCGTGGTGAGTTACCACCACATCTTTGGAAACAGTGGATGATTACATTCAACCCTTGGAACGAACACCATTGGCTTAAAAAAAGATTCTTTGATGCAGAGAATGACCCTGACATATTAGCTATTACAACCAATTATAAGTGTAATGAATGGTTGGATGATGCCGATTTAAGGTTGTTTGAAAATATGAAGAAGAACAATCCTAGACGATATCAGGTGGCCGGATTAGGAAATTGGGGTATTGTTGATGGATTGGTTTATGAGAATTGGAAAGAGGAAGAATATACACTAGATCAAGTCGTTAACTGTGATTCTGTAGATGGTATTGACTTTGGGTATACGAATGACCCTGCTGCAGTTTTTATAGGTTTCATTGATACAGAACATAAAAAACTTTATGTTTGGGATGAGGTGTATAAAAAAGGCCTTTCCAACAAAAGGCTTTATGAGGAGATCGAAAGCTCACATTATCAAAAGAAGTCTTACACGGCAGACTGTGCAGAGCCTAAGTCGATTGATGAGCTAAGAGGGTATGGACTTCGTGTTGAGAAATCGCAAAAGGGAAAGGATTCCATTATGCATGGGATTCAATATATTCAAGATTTTGAAATTATCATTCATCCTAGATGTGTTAATTTCATAACCGAAATTGGTAACTATACATGGGATGAAGATAGATTAGGAAACAAAATAAATCGTCCAATTGATGATTTTAACCACTTAATGGATGCAATGCGATATGCAGTTGAAAAATACACATTTGGACGAGTTAAATTAAGGACATTTAAAGGAGGTATTTAATGAACGCATACATTATTAAACCGGATACGATATTTAATCTATCTGACTATAAAGACATCATTAATATTGAAGTGTTGAATGGATTGATAACAAGTCATAAGTCGTTAATCACAGACAGATATAAAAAGCTATATGATGCCTATATTGGAGATTATCCAATCTTGCATCAAGCCAACAAAGAAGCCTATAAACCCGATAACCGTGTGGTTGTCAACTTTGCAAAATACATTGTTGACACATTCAACGGTTTTTTTATTGGCGTTCCAATCAAAGTATCATCTAAGAAAAAAGAAATTGATGATTATATCAACTTGCTAGATAAATACAATGATCAGGACGACAACAATGCAGAACTATCTAAGATTTGTAGTGTTTTTGGAAAAGGATATGAATTGTATTTCAATGATGATTATGGAAATCTAGGGATTACCTATTTAGATCCAAGAGAAGGATTCATGGTTTATGATGAATCAACAGTTCAGAAGCCTAGATATTTCGTAACTTATCAGATTGTTGACGAGGTTATGCGTGGATATATCTACGACAAAACATATAAGTATGAGTTCAACGATAAAGGCGGTCTTCATGTGTTTGATGGTGTAGAGCATGGATTCAACGATATTCCGGCCACTGAATTTATTGAAAATGAAGAACGTATGTCTATTTTTGAATCAACATACAGTTTGATCAATGCCTATAACAAAGCAATGTCAGAAAAAGCAAATGATGTTGATTATTTCGCAGATGCCTATTTAAAAATCTTAGGTCCAAAATTAGAAGAGTCAGATTTGGTACACATTCGTGATAATCGAACAATTAACTTTGAGTCAATGGATGGAAGTGGTGATGGAATTGTAGTTGATTTCATGTCAAAGCCAAATGCAGATGCAACACAGGAAAATCTGATCAACAGATTAGAACGTTTAATCTTCCAAAACTCGATGGTGGCCAATATCAATGATGAGAACTTTGGAACGTCATCAGGTATTGCATTGAGATATAAGCTTCTTTCTATGTCAAACCTTGCAAAAGCGAAAGAGCGAAAGTTCACATCTGGAATGAACCGTAGATATCGAGTCTTATTTAGTAATGCGATCACACATCGTTCTGAGAATGACTGGCTTGAGGTTGAATACAAGTTTACACAAAATTATCCTGCAAACTTATTGGAAGAAGCACAGACTGCTGCACAATTATCAGGAATCGTGTCTCACGAAACTCAGTTGTCGCTTATCTCGGCAGTTGAAGATACGAATGCCGAAATGGAACGTATCAAAAAGGAAGATGAGAATGATATGGTAGAAACTGAAAACCAAATCTTCCAGAATAACGAGGATTCGCAAAACGATGAGCAGTAAAACATATTGGCGAGATCGTGAACTGGAATGGAAAAAGAAACGTTTAAAAGATGAAAAGCAATATGCGGATGAAATACAAGAAATATATGCAAATATGATGGATTCGGTTGAAAAGGAAATCGAATCCTTTTTTACTCGCTATGCCAATAAAGAAAACATCACTATGGCAGAAGCCAAAAAGAGAGTTTCTAACATAGATATCCAAGCATATCAAAGAAAAGCTAAGAAGTATGTAAAGGAAAAGAACTTTTCAGATGAAGCCAATGAACAGATGAGACTTTATAACTTAGCAATGAAAGTCAACCGATTGGAGCTTTTAAAAGCGAACATTGGATTAGAACTTGTGGCAGGCCATGACGAATTGAAGTCGTATACTGGTGATAAACTGGAAGGAGCCTATTTAGAAGAACTCAAACGTAATGCTTCTATCTTAGGTGATACAGTGATTGACAATGCGAAGATGGCCAAAACAGTAGCAGATTCATCTTTTAAGAACGCAACCTTTTCAGAACGAATTTGGGTCAATCAAGAACAGTTAAAAAACAGTTTATCCAGTGTTCTATCTAATGCATTAATCCAAGGCAAGAATCCAAGAGAATTCATTCCTCAGATTAGAAAGAAATTTGATGTATCAAGATGCAATGCGGAAAGATTGTTGCGAACAGAAATTGCACGAGTTCAAACACAAGCACAGGCAGAATCTTACGAAGCTAACGGAATAGATGAGTATGAATATATAGCCTGTAGCTTAAAAGATGTGTGCCCATTATGTAAAGAAATGGATGGCAAGGTCTTTAAACTTAAAGACATGGAAATAGGAGAAAATGCTCCACCTATGCATCCAAATTGTCATTGTGCGCTCGCACCTTATTCAGACCGCAAGGAGTATGAGAAGTGGCTAGATGGATTAGCAAACGGAGAGCATAGTTTAAGGTTTGACGAGTGGAAAGAATTAGAGGCTAAAACAAATAACTCTGGTGCATTAAATGGTGCTTGGAATAACGAAAATGACCCAAACTATAAAAAAAGAGACGAGATTGCAAAAGCACTGTACGCTCAAATTACAAATAGAAAAAAATCTTATGAAATAAAACAAGTAGCTAAAAATTCAGGTTTTACAGAGGAAGAGGTAAGTAATATATATGAACATGTGTTTATTCGCAAACATAAATTTAGAAGTGGAGAAATAAAAAAGTTTGACCCTGACTATTATATGGCACATTCTTGGCTTAGACTTAGACAGGGAAAGGATATTCAAAAACACGATATAACAATGTTAAATCATGAATTAGCTGAAGAGAAAGAAATGCAAGATAGCCTCGATGTTATATATGAAGATAGTCATGAAAGAGTCCAAAAAATATATAATTATCAAAAAGAATTGCTTGAGTATCTTAAGGACCATGATGTATAATTTCATATAGAAAGAGGTGGTAAAATGATTACATTTGAGCTATTAGAATATAAAAATGGCAGATATGTGTATTTGTTTTCACCTGACATAGACCCAAATGCAAAAGGAAAAGTTGCGATATACGATGATGGGAATCGCGAAGTGTTGGAACAGTCATCCGTTGATGTTAAGCAGTATTATGCAGGCCATGCTCTATGGGGTATTTCAGCAGGAGAAAAGGCAGGCACTGTTGCTTGGTGCTAAGACATTTATTAAAAAAAATTAGGTCACTCAAAACGAGTGGCCTTTTATTATGCAAGGGAGCGATATTATGTGATAAGAATTAAGATTAAACAGACAAAACGTGATTGCTTGATTGAAGTACATGGCCATGCGTATTACGCTCCGATAGGAAAAGATATCGTCTGCAGCGCTATCTCAGTACTATTTGCGACATTGGCCAATTCAATTGACATGACATCCGATGCATTTTGCAGATACGATAGTCCTGATGAGAATTACAAGACGTTGTATATCTCAGGACTAGACCTTGCTGGAGAATTAGCAATAAATTTCTTCAGAATTGGATGCAAAGGCACAGAAGAAGCATATCCTGAATGTGTGGAACTGAGAGATGTGTAATCACAAATATTTGGAGCGTGTCGAAAGACAATATTATGATCAATGGCTAGAGTGCATCGTTGAAGTACGAAATCAACGGTGCATTTTTTGTGGAAAAGCCAAGACTTATAAAGTCTACATATCCACATTACCAAACAAGACCAAGCATTCACGTCGTTAAACTGTATGGGTTATAGGCCAAGCATTTATGCCTTAAAAAGATATGGGAAATGACAAGCAAAGTCAGAAAAATAGGAGGAAATATATATGAAAAAATTCAATGACAGACTACCTTTTTGCTTACAACTTTTTGCAGATGAAACTTCAGGTGAAAATGAGGGTACAGAAACAAAAAATACTCAATCAACTGAAGGACAAGACAACCAAGAAAAAAACAAAGCATCTGAAAAAAAGTATTCAGATGAAGATTTGAATGCGATTCTTGACAAAAGGTTTGCACGTTGGAAAGCGGATCAAGAAAAAGAAAAAGCAGAAGCTAAGCGCTTAGCAGAAATGAATGCTCAAGAACGAGCAGAAGCAGAACGTGATAAAGTAAAAAAAGAGTTGGATGAATTGAAAGCAAAAAATGCGATTGCAGAAATGACAAATGAAGCACGCAAAATGTGCACAGAGCACAATATTAACGTTGGTGATGACCTTTTATCTGTTCTAGTTAATCAAGATGCAGATAAAACAAAGAAAGCGGTTGATGCATTCGTTAAGATGTTTGAATCTGAAGTAGAAAAAGCAGTTAAAGAAAAACTGAAAGGCAACGGTCCTAAACGTGGAGGTTCAAACAAAGGGGTAACTCGTGAATCAATCTTGAATATCACTGATCCGATGGAAAGACAACGCATGATTGCGGAAAACATGGATTTATTCCAGTAATAGAAAAAGGAGAACTAACATATGAAAAAAATTTATAAAGGTATGAACTTGCAAATGTTTGCAGCACCTACAGGATTAACAGGAACAGGCAACATCCAAGTTAGAGCACACGAAATTGATTTTGTTACTAGTTTTGGAAAGAACATCCAAGCTTTATTGGACGTATTAGGAATTATTCGTCCAATTCGTAAAGCAAACGGTTCTGTTTTGAAAACAAAGAAAGTAACAGGAACATTACAGGACGGACATGTAGCAGAAGGCGAATCAATTCCATTAAGCGAATACAAAGTTGAAGAAGAAGTGTTCGATACAATTCAAATCGAGAAATTCCGTAAAGCCGTTCCTATTGAAGCAATTGCAGAGAAAGGATATGAAGCTGCAGTATCTGATACTGACGAACAGTTCCGTATTGATTTGCAAGATAACATCACTGATCGCTTATATGCTCAATTAAATTCAGGTAGCTTAGTAGGACATGAAGCGACTTGGCAAATGGCTATCGCAATGGCAATCGGTAATGTTAAACACAAATTCCAACAAATGAAACGAAATACTACTGGTATTGTTGTATTCGTAAATACTTTGGATGCTTACCGCTATTTAGGAGAAGCTAATGTATCTATGCAGACTGCATTCGGTTTAACATACATTAAGAACTTCTTAGGAGCAGATATTGTATTTTTAACAGACCGAGTTGCAGAAAAAACAGTAGTGGCTACTCCAATGAACAACATCATTGCATATTATGTAGATCCAAGCGATTCTGAATTTGTTAAAGCAGGACTTTCATATACTACTGACAGTACTACTGGCTTCTTAGGATTCCATGTAGAAGGGAACTATGATCGTGCTATTTCTGATATGTTCGCTATCATGGGATTACGTTTAATGTGTGAATACCAAGATGCAATTGCACACTTTGCAGTAGGTGGTTCTGATACTCAGACATTGCGTAATTTAACATTAACGGCTTCTAAAGGTGAAGAAACAGGAACTACAAAAGTAGCAGTTGACGAACAGTTGCAATCTATGAATAACAAATTCAAATTCAAGGTAGGAGCTTCTGAAGAAACAGTGGCATATGGTACAGATGTAAAATCTTGGAAGAATTTCGAAGAAGGAGCAGATATCAAAGCAGCAGAATCTAATCATTGTACAGTAGTTGAATGTGACAGAAACTACAAAGCAGTATCAAAAGGCGATGTAGTTGTTGATTTAAAGGCGTAGGTGATTGAAGATGTCGACAACAACCGTATTAAATGATGTAAAACTGCTTCTTGGTTTGCAAACTGATGATGAAAAGCTAGATACCCATTGTAAGACTTACGGAAAGTCGACTAAAAGCGCTTCTGAGCGTAAAAATCATACCGGATGAACTAGAATATATCATTACCGAAGTGTCCATCAAACGCTTTAATAGGATTGGTTCTGAGGGTGTTCAAACACATTCAGTTGAAGGGGAGTCAATGTCATTTAATGATGATGACTTCTCTTCTTTCTCTTCTGAGATTCAATCCTGGAGAGATGAGCAAGCCAATCAAAATAAAGGAAAGGTTCGGTTCTTATGAGGTACGATAAGCCTATTTACTTTCAAAGGTATGTGCAAGGTTCTTATAACGAGAACACAGGCAACTATGAAGATGGTTCACCTGTAGAAGAAATGGTAATGGCTTCCATAATGGATACAAAAACACAAACTATGATGCAGGTATACGGACAAATCAAACAAGGAAGCCTTACTTGTCATATTCAGAATATCTATCAAAAGTCTTTTGATTATATTCGAATCGGTGCAAAGAGATACAAAGTTGATTACTCACGAAGACTCCGAACAAAGGAGTCTTTTATTCTGTCTGAGGTGCAATAAATGGCAAAAGTTGAAATAAGAGGATTAGATAAACTGCAGAAGAAGCTCAAAAAGAATTGTTCTTTGGAAGATGTGAAAACAGTTGTTTTGAAGAATGGAATGGATATGCAAAATAAAACTGTTAAAAATGCAGTATTTACAAAAGGGTATTCAACAGGCACTACGAAAAGAAGTATCAGAGGTGAAACACGTGATGGCGGATTCACATATGCAGAAGGACCATCTACACATTATGCACCTTATGTTGAATTTGGAACACGTTTTATGGATGCACAACCTTTTGTTAGGCCTGCGTTTAAACAACAAGTACCAATATTCAAGTCAGACATGAAAAAACTAGTTAAGTAGGTGATGCAATGGATTCACAACAAGAGTTATTCATTGCACTAAAAGTGCAATTAGAAAAAGCGTTAAAAAGTAAAGGCGTTAATGTATATGACACGTTTCTTCCAAGTGAAGGGACACCATATCCATATGTATACATTGGTTCAAGTCAACTAGTGGACGATTACGGAAATAAAACAATGATTCTAGGCACTATCACGCAGGTTGTGGATGTTTGGCACAACAATCCTAGGAAGCGTGGAGAATTGTCTGAAATTATGCAAACCATTAAGAAAGTGGCTAGACAAATCAACCACACAAACAACTTTGCTTTTATGATCCAAAATATCAACCAACGGATATTATCGGATTCAAGTACAGGAGCACCATTGATGCATGGTGTTCTAGAGTTGGATTTTAGAATTACAGGAGGAATAAAATAATGAAATTTGATTTACAAATGTTCGCAGAAGCAATGAAAGAATCAGTTGCAGGTAAACAGTTGATCTATCTTTTCAGAGTTGCAGAAGATTCAAAAAAAGAAGATGCTAGTGCAATTGCATTCCCAACAGAAAACGAACGAAACGTAACAAAAGATGCAGATACTACTGCTACAAAAGATGGAACTATTCGTACACCATCAGTGGCAGAAATTGAAATCACATCAACATCTGTTTTGGCAAAAGGTGATGCAATTATCGACAAATTAGAAAAAGCCATGTTGGCAGATAAGTTAGTCGAATGTTGGGAAGTAAACTTAGCAGAAGAAGGAACTGAAACAAATGTCGGCAAGTTTAAATCTAAATACTACCAAGGATATTTGACTGAATGCTCAATTTCATCAGAAGCAGAAGGAGTTGTTGAAGTTGATTTAACATTCGGGGCAAATGGAAATGGTGCAGATGGATATGCAACAGTAACTAAAGAGCAACAGGAAGTAGCATCTTACGTTTATAAGGATGTAACTAAAGAAACAGGAAACGTATAGAACATAGGGGCAGAGATTGCCCCTTTTATATTTGTATTTAGAAAGTGAGGACTTTGAATGAGTAAATACATGGAAATTGAAGTAAATGGTGAAACATATCAACTAGTAGCAGGGTTTGGATTTTTACATGAAGTCAATAAAAGAGTGACTGTAGATGTACCAAACACTAAAAACAAAAAAGAAGTAGGTTTGAAGTTTATGGTCGCAAGCATCATGGATGGAGATATTGATGCATTAGTCGATTGTATCTTCTGTATGAATATTGGGCAAACACCACGTTTAAATAAAGCATACATTGAAAGATATTTAGAAGATGTAGAAGATATCGACAAAGTTTTTGAGGACGTAATCAATTTTTTATCTCAAGCGAATGCGTGCAAGAAAGAAGTGAAATCACTGATGACGAGCATGCAGAAAGAAGAGAAAGAAGAGAAGAAATAGACGAAACATTTGATGAAATGTATGAGCGTGTCGCTTTGACTTGTTTTAGATATCTAGACTTCAAAAGTTTGGATCAGGTAAATAATCTTACCCCTCACGAATATCGCCTTTTAATGAAGGCCAAAGAGCTACAAATGGTGGATGATCAGTATTATCTGCATTTGCAAGCGTACCTAAATATGACTGCACAAGCTAAAAAGCAAGTGGGCAAGAAACAGAAAATGGTATACACGAAATTTAGCAAGTTCTTTGACTATCAGAAAGAGTTGGATCGTGTCATGGGAATAAAGAAACAAAGCAAGTTTGATAAGTTGGCAGAGTTCATAAATAAAAAGGAGGGATAACAATGGCAGAAAGTTTTAGTGTTGAAGCCATACTAACGGCAACCGATAAGAATATGACCTCAACCATGAACAAAGCTATAGGAGCGTGTCAGTCGTTTGGTGATAGAGTTAAATCTATCGTTGCAGGTGTCGGCATAACAAAAGCTATTGGCGCAACAATGAACGTTCTTAGCTCATCCATGGATGGTGCTATCACAAGATTTGATACCATGCAATCCTATCCAAAAGTTATGAAGTCTTTGGGGTTTTCAATTGAACAATCTCAAAAGAGTGTTGCAAAGTTAAATCAGTCAGTACAAGGCTTACCTACAAACTTGGCAGATGTTGTAACAACATCTAAGTCGTTGGCTGCCGTTACAAGTAATATAGATAAGGCAACTGATACTACAATTGCATTAAATCATGCGTTTTTAGCGAGCGGTTCAAGCTCAGAAGATGCATCACGTGGATTACAACAGTATTCACAGATGCTTGCTAAAGGTACAGTTGATATGCAATCATGGAGAACCTTACAAGAAACAATGGCACCAGCATTAACTAAAGTTGCAAAGAAACTAGGTATTACAAGTGGTAATGCAAATGAATTGTACGATGCATTACAGAATGGAACGATTACATTTGATCAGTTTAATGATGCAATGATTGAATGTGATACAGAAACAGGTGGCTTTGCAGAAACTGCATTAGAAGCATCTAAAGGTATTAAAACTTCTATGACTAACATCAAGAGTGCAGTACAAAACTTAGAACAAGGGTTCTTGTCTGCAATGAATAACATGTTGAAGTCAAAAGCCATGGGTGGATTAGTTGATAATCTAGAAAAGATTAAATCTAAAATCTATGACTTTAGAAATTCAATCATGGAATCCAAGGATGATGGTTTGACATGGGACTTTAAGCCTGGAGTCTTGGAGAATGTATCAAAAGCTATGGATTGGCTTGCAGATAGAGCAAACAATGCTAAAGCTATGGTCCAACAATTCTATGATGGATTTATGAAGACAGATGCAGTACAAAACGCTATTACATTGTTCGACAAAGTCAAAGATGCTATTGGAAATGTAATGGATAAGTTGCAAGACAGTAAAGTCTTTGAGCAGTTAGGACAAGACATTGGAAATATCATTGCAAAAGTAGAAGATGTAACTGGCAAAATTGCAAATTTCATAGCAAATCTTAAAACGGAAGATGTTAAGAGATTTGCAAGTGCAGTCAAATTATTGGCAGGAGCATTTGTTGCGATCAAAGTCGGTAGCAAAGTATCTAGTATGATTAGTGGTGTCGTTGGCACGGCTAAAGGTGGATATTCAAAGTTAAAATCAATTATTGACAAAATCAGAGGATTAGGAGAAAAACCAACTCAAGAAATACCTGGACAATTACCACAAAATGGTACTCCAAGTGACGGTATTGGTGATGCAACAATGCGAACTGCTCAGAAAACATCTAAAGCTGCACAGATTATTAATTCTGCATTTGAAGGAATTTCAAATGTTATTACTTCGGTATGTGAAGGTGTAAAAGGAATTATAACAGGTCTAGGAGAAGCTATTAGTACTGCTTTTCAAGGTATCGGACAAGGCGTTAAATCGGCTTTGGAAGGAGTCGGAACAGTCATTGAATCGCTTGGTACTGCAATCAGTACGGTAGCACAAGGTATTGGACAAGGGTTAGCAACTGCATTTACAGGATTAGGAACTGCAATCGCAATGGTGCCACCAACTACATGGCTTGCGTTGGCAGCGGCTATTCTAGCAACTGGTGCTGCAATGGCATTGGTTGGATCACAAGGTGAAGGTTTACAAATGGTTCTTCAGGGTGTTGCAGATGTTGTTTCTGCGTTTGGACCTGTTATCAAAGAAGTATTTGAAGGTATCAGTGGTGTAATTACATCATTCGGTGAAACAGTAAGTGGAATCTTAAACTCAGTATCAGGAGTGATTGAATCTATTGGCCAATCGGCATTAAATGCTGGTAAAGGATTTAAAGAATTAGCTAAAGGTATTCAGATTATTACTGGTTTAAATTTGTTTGATATGGGAGCTAGCTTAGCTGCAGTAGCAACCGGAATAGGAGCTATATCTGCAGCTTCTGTAGGCATAGGGAGCGCTGGTACTCAGATGATGGCCCTTGTAACTGCTATTGGTATGGTAGGTACTACATTTGCCAGTACGTCAGCTACAGTGACAAACTCATGCAATAACATTATCAGTGCAATGTCTGCAGCAGAAGCTAGGGCTTCAACTTCAGGAACTGCAATGGGCACTAAGTTTACATCAGGACTTAAAGGAAGCTTATCAAAGAGTGTTTCAGTAGCACGATCTTCATGTACTAACATCATTAGCGCATTCAATGCGTGCCAGTCTAAATCTTATTACTGTGGTCAGATGATTGGTCAAGGATTGGCGAATGGTTTAAGAGCTAGTGAAGGTACTGTTAGAGCTGCGGCCGCTAGTTTAGCAGCAGCTGCAGATGCCGCAATTCGTGCAAAAGCTAAGATTGGCTCACCATCTAAAATTGCAGATAAAGATGGTATGTGGTGGGGTAAAGGATATCGCAATGGTATTTTAGGAATGGTTCCTCAGGTTAAAAAGGCTGCAGAGAAGTTATTATACCTTCCACTAATGAGCGCTCCTAAAATGACTTTTGGAGGTGTTGTGAGTGATATGAATGCAGAATACGATTACACTAGCAACGTTCAATTAACGGTTGAAACACCACTTTACATTAATGATCGTGAATTTGCACGTGCAACATATAGAGCAAATCAGAATGAGATTAACAGAAATGCAAAGCTTAATGAGAGATTGCGAGGTAACAGATAATGTATGCATTCGTAAATACAGTAAATAGTGGCATCGTCGGTACTAACCTACCGACAGAAGCCATGTCATATAATGGCGTATATTTAGAAAATGAAATAGATGGATATCGTACACTTTCTGTAACAGGACGTGAGTTGATGGAATCAGAAGTAAAACATACTGAAATTGATGGAATGGATGGTTCTTATTACAGATATAAAACAACTCCTGCAAGAACGATTACTGTTAAATATCAGTTGAGAGCAAGAGGAAACAGAGAATTTCGAGAAGCTTACAACAAGATGAATAAATTGTTGAGTGGCGAGCAAGTAAAAGTCATTTTTAATGATGAAAGCGACAAGTATTTCATTGGAACTAAGACATCTAACACACAAGTTGATGGCGGAAGTAATAACGTAATCGGTGAAATCGAAATCTATTGCTCAGACCCTAGGAAATATTCAACTGCAGAAAAAGAGTTCACTGCAACGGATGGAGTGTTAAACATTGTCAATGAAGGAACTGTACCTGTAAGTATTGATTATGAGGTTCAGACAACATCTGAAACCGGATATATTGGTATCGTATCAACTGAAGGAGTGATGCAGTATGGAAAGATTGAAGAATTAGATGGCGAAACATATCAGAACAGTGAATGTTTAGCTACAATCGATAGTTTTTATAATTGTGCAGATGATAAAAGTGGAACGGATATAATGCATCCACAGTACGGCGCTAATGGAACTTGTGCTAAAAAAAGTTGGTTTGGTCAAAACTTTCTAGGCTTTGGAACAGTCGGAACAAAAAAGGGGAATGCTAGTGGTGGATTAAGAACGCTAGTAATACCTGCAGATTCAAATGGAGATTCAAGTGGTGCACAGAACTTCTATTGTTATTTTCATTTGTTGTTTTATGCAGGACTTATGGGTCAGACTGGTGAAATGTGCATCAACTTCTTGACTGCAGATAACAAATTGATTTGTGGATGTAACTTTTATAAAACAGATACAGTCGGAAATACAGGTCACTATGAAATATGGGCGAATGGCAAGATGTTGAGAAATTGGAACTATACTACTTCTCATTTACAATCTCAAAATCCGTGGTATTGGAATTGGGGACATTGCGATATCTTGAAAGAAGGCGGAAATATCCGCTTCTTCTATTACGGAGGATATTACAATTATTACATTCCAGAGATTTCAAATATGAAGTGTGCCAAGATTCAAGTTGCTTTCAAACAATGGGGTAATCGAGGTGGAAATCAATTGATGTCTATGATGGGATTTGATGTAATCAATTATTTCAAAAATAATGTATCAAAATGGAGAAACATCCCCAACAGATATCCTAATGGTACAAAAATCACGATTGATGGCAAGTCATCTCATGTTTATGTGAATGGTATGGCTAGACCTCAAGATGAGGTGCTAGGAACTAAGTATTTTAAAGCACCAGTAGGAACTACAGAGATAAAGACTACGTGCTCAAGCTGGTCAAAATCGAAGCCGACAGTGAAAGCTAGAATAAGGGAGGCATGGTTATAATGGAAAATATAAGAATCGCAGTATTAACTCCTTATGACAAAGTTCTAACGTTTCTAGACAACACAGTAACTAGTTGTATGCATTATTTTGATGAAACATTGCATACATACTTGAAAGGCTCAGCATATACATTTGAATTCACTACATTGACTGCACATGATGATGCAGCCTTTTTAGTTGAAGGAAATAAACTGAGCTTTACAAGAAAAAACAAAGGCTACTACTTAACTATCATGAACGTTGAAAAGGGCGGTGATACAACAACTGTTACCGCCTATGGTCTTTGTCTTGAGTTAACAAACGAATATGTAGATGCATATAAAGCTCCTAGAGCTATGTCATTTGCGGAATATGTAAATGCGTATGGATTTGAGCAATCGTTTGTGATTGGAAAAAATGAAGTATCAGATAAACGTATTACACACGAATGGACTGGCAGTGATACAGTGCTTGCAAGATTGTATTCAATCGCAAATGTATTTGATGCAGAGCTAGAGTTTGTTACTCAATTAAATGATGATTACTCGTTGAAGAATGTTGTGTTGAATATTTACAGAGCGCATTCAGATTCCGCTCAAGGAATGGGAAGTGATAAACGCAGTACGATCTTAAGATATCCTAATGATGTTTACGGAATCACTAAAACAAGTGATATTACAGAGTTGTATACAGGTATCAGACCTACGGGTAATAATGGGTTACAACTTAACTCGATTAGTGGCCGTGTTGTAAAAGATTCAAATGGAAATGTTTTGTATAAAGTTCAAGGTAACAATATACTTGCACCTCAATCTAGAGATAGATTTCCTTCAACATTGCTTACAAATCATTCAAACGATATGTATGCAGTGCTAGTGTGGTCTTATGAAACAGACAGTGTAGAAACCTTATATGGTCAAGCTTTGGCTCAATTGAAAAAGAATTGTGTTCCTAAAGTTACATACGATGTAGATGCATATATTGATGCAGATATCGGTGATACGTTTACTATCGAAGATGCAGAGTATAGTCCTACATTGTATTTAGAAGCACGAATTACAGAACAAGAGATTTGTTTCACGGATTCCGAGAAGTGCAAGACTATTTTTGACAACTTTGAAGAAAAACAATCGCAGATTAGTTCGGCTCTTATTTCAGAAATGAACAAGATGATTGAGTTAAAAAAAAGTTTATGAAGGTTCGATTGTATCTTCAAATGGGGTTCTTTTTAAAAATGATTCAGATTCAACTAAATTGACTGCATTGGTAAAGGATGATGGTGTTGATATTACATCTAAGTATTCAATTATTTGGTACAAAGACGATGTGCAAATATCAACAAATCAAACTATCACAATTAGTGCATCAGACCTATCAGAAAAGGCTGTATATCGATTTAAAGCAATGAGTGGTGAAATACTTAAAGCAAGTGCAGAAGTCACTGTAATGCGATTGCAAGATGGTCAGAATGGAACAAGTGCATATGTACATATTGCCTATGCCAACAGTTCAGATGGTCGTGTTGATTTCAGTTTGACAGATTCAAATCGTAAATTTATTGGTCAGTATTCTGATAGTAAGCAATATGGTTCAGAAGACCCAACTAAATACCGATGGAGTGCAATTAAGGGCGAAGATGGTCAGTCATTTGTGAGTGCCGAAGAGCAGTTCTATTATTCGACTTCTCAAACCGAATTAATTGGTGGTGAGTGGTTTGTTGGTAATGTGGTTTATCAAAGTGATAAATTTCTTTGGAAAAGATGGAAATGTACGTATGCTAATCCTAGTGAAATCAAGTATACGAAAGCTATTTTTGACAACACTTGGAATGAAATTGATGCGAAAATCAGTGAGATTCACACTCAAGTGTCTCAAGCAAATGTGCAATCAAAAGAAGCAGTTGAAAAAGCAACACAAGCTCAGACAGATGCAAGTAAAGCAAATGAATTGGCAAATACCGCTAACACTCAATCAAGCGAGGCTAAGCAACTAGCACAAGATGCGAATACTAGCACTGGTAAAGCACAAGAACAGATTGATGCGATTAAAGGAGATATCACTGATTCAAAGCAACAGATTCAAGATGCAGTTGATAAGGCAAACACAAACGCAAATGAAATCGGTACAATAAAAGAAACGTACGCTACAAAAGTTGATTTAACTACTGAATCAAAAACAATTCATGCAGATGTTACAACAGAAATTGAAAAGAAAGTCGGTGAATTATCGACTACTGTATCAGAAACTTATGCTTCTAAGAGTGATTTAACAAGCATTGAAGGTAGTTTAAATACCAAGATTAAACAAAATGCCGATTCAATCACAACTCAAGCAAGTTCAATTGAAAAGTTGCAATCAGATACAACTAAAGCTCAGAAAGATATTATTGATGCAACAAAGAAAGCAACGGATGCTCAAGCTCAAGCGGATAAAGCGTTAGGTAATGCTCAAAGTGCTCAAACTCTAGCAGATGAAGCAAAGAAAAAAGCAGATAGTGCTCAAACTAACTTAGACAATGCTAATAAAGAATTGGCAGATGCAAAAGCTAATCTAGAATCAGTGACTGGTAGAGTTGATGCGACTGAGAGTGAAATTACAAAAGCTCAAACACGTTTAACAAACGCAGAATCTGCAGTACAGAAAGCTCAGTCTGATGCAACTAAGGCTCAAGGCAACGCAACTACGGCAATCAATAATGCAAAGGCAGCTCAAGGAGCGGCGGATGATGCAAAGCAGAAAGCAGAACAAGCTCAGAAAGATTTAGCAGATTTAACGAATAAAGTAACTTCAAATACAACGGCAATTGAGCAGAATGCAAAAGCTATTAAATTACAAGCTACTTCGGTAACTGAAATAAAAGGGGTTGCCAATACTGCAAACAGTAATGCATCAAGCGCATTGAATAAAGCTAATAGCTTAACTGATAGAGCCGATAAAGGTGAGTTTGATGGACGAGGTGTTGCAAGTACAACTGTTGAATATCAAGCATCTACATCTGGAACTATTGTGCCTACTGGAACGTGGTCTGCTACGATTCCTACTGTTGCTCAAGGTTCATATTTATGGACTAAGACTACAACTAACTATACAAGCGGAAATCCTACAATTGGATATTCTGTAGCTCGTATGGGTGTAAACGGTGCTAAGGGTGACAAAGGCGAAATCGGACAAACAGGACCTCAAGGGCCACAAGGAGTTAAGGGCGAGACAGGTTCACAGGGTCCTCAAGGACTAAAAGGAGATACTGGTCCTAAAGGTGCTGATGGTAAATCACCAACTGTGTCTGTTAGCAAAAGTGGAAACACTACAACTATTACTGTAAATAACCCTGATGGTACAAAAACAAGTCAAACTGTAAAAGATGGAACTAATGGAACTCCTGGTAAAGATGGAGCTACAGGAAAAACTACATATTTTCATGTAAAGTATTCAAATGATGGTGGTAAAACATTTACTTCTAATTCAGGAGAGACTGTAGGGGATTATATTGGTACTTATACAGATTTTGTTGAGGCCGACTCTAATTCTGTTTCAAGTTATACATGGGCCAAAATAAAAGGAGCTCAAGGAGATAGAGGAGCCACTGGTGCCACAGGAGAACGTGGACCGCAAGGACCTTAGGGATTGAAAGGTGATAAAGGAGCAACAGGGGCTCAAGGCCCTACTGGTGCGACTGGTACTGGTGTAGCTAGTATGACACAACAGTATTACATGAGCGACTCGAAAACTACTCAAACCGGTGGCTCATGGGTTGAATCAATGCCTACGTGGTCAAATGGTAAATATTTATGGACTAGGTATAAAGTGGTTTATAAGAATCCTGCTTCAACAGTTTATACCACTCCTGTATGTAATAGTTCATGGGAAGCAGTCAATGAAGAACGTACAGAACGACAATCTGCCATTGAGACAAAAGCGAATGAAATTACTGCGAAAGTTAGCGAAATTTACGTATCAAATTCGGCTTTGAATCATTATAAAGAAGAAGTATCTACTCAGTTTAGCCAAACTAAGAGCGATTTTACGTGGTCAATTAATCGAAGCGTGACCGATGCTAAAAATGAAATGAATGGTCAAATCAGCAGTGTGAATGGTAGATTGGATGGTTTAAAACAAACCACAGACAACGTAAACAGTTATATGTCTTTTGATAACGATGCATTGACTTTAGGTAAATCAGACAGTGCATTTAAAACTAAAATCACAAACCAAGAATGGTCGATTCAAAAGAATGGTGCAAAGGTAACATATATAAACGACCAAACAATGTACATTACAGATGGTCAATTTACGCAGTCTTTAAAAGTAGGTGCATTTGGTTTTGTACCAAGAGCTAATGGCTCATTGGACTTCAAGAAAGTAGGGTGATTAAATGGCAGAATTTAGTGGTGGAATACAAATTGGTAGTGGTCAGTGGGATAAATACTCGTTAATATTACGAATCAATGAAATATCTTATTCTGTTGAAAACAACACATCATATGTAGAGTGGTGGGTTGGTATTCGATCTAATACGCAGTACCATACACACAATGGAATTCCAGAAACATTTAAAGTATCCGTGAATGGTACTCAAGTGTTAAACCAAAGCTTTACACCTAATGTGCCGGTAAATACGCTTGTTGGTGTAAAAAGTGGAACTGTAACTATTTCACATGATGCAGATGGTTCAAAAACAATTTCGGCAAGTGCATCTTTCAGCGGAAGTAACTCTGGATATTATGCACCTATTACTGGTTCTTGCAGTGGTACTGTTAAATTGACAACTATTCCAAGAGCTTCAAGTATATCTATTGATAGCCCTAGCATTGAATGTGGTAAAACTATAAATATTAATGGCTCGAGTGCTTCAAAAAACTTTACACATAAAATCTACGCAACATGGAATGGTAAAACAAGTGAATTAACAACGATAAGTGGGACATTAACACCCACTTTTTCTTATACGATTCCTACCGCATGGGAAAAGGACTTACCTAATTCGATAAGCGGAATTGCTACATTTACATTAGAAACATTCAGTGGTTCAACTTCGGTTGGCTCAAAATCAGTAAATGCAACAATTAAAGTAAGAAGTGGAGTCGTTCCTAGTGTTGGAACGGTCTCGATATCTGATACAAATTCAATCTGCGTAGGAATAGGTCAACATGTTCAAAGTCAATCAAGATTAAAGTTCTCAATTGCTACAAGTGGTAGTCAAGGCTCAACTGTTACATCTGTATCAACTAAATTTGAAGGACAAACATATAATGATAGTTCATTTACTACAGGTACTGTACAGGGAAGTGGCAAGTTGTCGTACACAATCACAGTTACAGATTCACGTGGTCGAACTTCATCTAAGAGTGGTTCGGTCACTGTATCTGCATACAGTCCCCCAAGCTTAACGAATGTAACTGCAAAACGTGCTAACTCAAGTTATGCGATTGATGAGGCAAGTGGTACATATGCTTTATTACACTTCAAAGTTGGATTTACTAGTTTAAGCAATAAGAATGTAACATCATTCTATATTCAATATCGAGCAAGTGGTGCTAGTTCATGGACGAAAATAAATTCGTGGGATAACAACTACACGCTTGAACAAGATTACAAAGCAGGTAATTTATTCACATCTGCAACAAGTTCCTATGAGGTTGCGTTCGGCGTTAAGGATAAGTTCATGAGTGATTATTCATGGCAAATATTTACTGTAGCTCCTGCTTACTCATTGATAAACTTTGGTAAAGATGGAAGATCATTGACGCTCTTTGGTCAAGACGCTAATCAAAAAGATACATTAACTGTACTAGGTGATATTGTAGCTCCTATTTTCTTAAATAAGATATTCCCAGTTGGCGCAGTCTATATCACATACGATAAAAAGAACCCTGGAACATTCCTAGGCGGGACATGGGAACAGTTTGGACAAGGTAGAACATTAGTCGGTGAAGGCACTGGAAATGATGGTAGTACAAGTATGTCTTTTACTACTGATTCGAGCGGTGGTGAATATAAGCACAAACTGCTAGAAACTGAAATGCCGAAACATCATCATAGTGTGAGATTGATGGTTAAAGGATATGCTGGTTGGGAGGAACGAACTATTGACAGTTTTGGAGTAATGATTGATAGAAGCACAAAAAACTATGTCACTCCAAATGAAAAGGTTAATGCCACAGATGCTTCTGCGTTTGTTTATACTGGTTGGGCAGGAGATAATGTGCATCATAATAACGTTCAACCCTACATAACCACGTTCTTTTGGCGAAGAACGCAATGATTATTTAATTCGTTTCCAAAAGTAAGTTACAATGGATGGCTGTAAATTATTATGTGCTTGGTTTCCTCCTGTGTTTGTTGTATTACTCATATAGCCACCATTAAACCATGAGTTATTTGATGCGGATTGAATATTTCCTTTTCCGTCAATCCAAGCGCAGTCATTAAATTTATGCGCATGATTAGGCATTTCTTGTATTGTTAGTTGGTGCTTGTATTCTCCGTATGTTTTTCCGGATGTAAATGACATACTTTTAATCGGTTATATAGGTATGTCATTTACAACCAATTCTGAAGGTGGTGAATACTATCATACGTTATCATATTCTGAAATGCCTGCTCACGCACACGAAGTTGGTATATGGGGTACGTCTGGCGTTTTAACAACTACTCCGTGGGAATTTATGGCCATTAATGGTTCGCATCATTCTGATGGTCAAAGTCACAATGTAAATAGTATTCATACAAATGGATCTGGTGGCAATATTCCACACAATAACGTGCAACCATATTTAGTTGTTTTCTTTTGGCGAATGGTAAAATAGCTACTTGATACGTCTCCAAAAGTAAGTTACCACGTAAGGTTGTACATTATCGTGTGGTTTGTTTCCGCCTGTTGGCCATGTTTGACCGTACCAATAATAATTAGTTCTATTAGCACGTTCAGTGGCTCTCGTAAAAGGTACATCACTATATGGATTACCATATAATGCAGTGGTTACATCAGTTTGTTGGTCTAAGATCCAATGCGTATGGCTCGGTAGCTCTTCACGTGTAAGTTTATGATAGTATTCACCACCGCTCGAATCAGTAGTAAAAGACATACATTTACTTGTAGTAATCGCAAAGTAATTCTACACATTTTCTTTTTAATTCCATTTGAGGATGAACGTAGATATTCATAGTGATCGAAACATTGGAATGGCCAAGTAATTCACTAAGTGATTTATAATCACAACCACATTCAATGCATCTTGTTGCAAATGTGTGTCTTAATGCATGGAATTTGAGGTGTGGAAGTTCAAGGTCTTTAAGTAGTCGATTGTAGTAAAGCCTGTATTTATTAGGCTCTATCGGTTTATCTCGATTCGTTAATACATAGTTATCTGCATCACCTTGAAGCAATATAGCATAATGCATTATCCAAGCGTTAAGAGGAATCATACGAGTGCTAGAACGTGATTTAGGCGGTGTTATTGAAAGATGACTACCGTCTTCTTTTGTGTATGTACGTATCATGGTTTTATCTATTTTTAACAATTTGGTTTGAATGTTTATATCAGACCATTTCAAAGCGCATAGTTCACCTATGCGTATTCCAGTGTGGATGCATAACAGGATTCCAAAGTTTTTGTAATTAATCTCAGATTGGAGGTGATTAATCAATGAGATTTGATTTTCTTTTTCAAAAATTTCTACCGCCGTAGGAGGATGGTATGGAAGTTGAATATCGATTTTAAATGGAAGTGTGAACTTCAGAATTTGAATAATGTCTTTGGCATATTTAAAAGAAATGCCACCTTTTCCATCTTTACGACCATTTTCAAGTTTTTGAAGAATAAACTCTTGCAGAATATCGTTATTCAATTCTTCAATTTTATATGTGCCAAGTGTTGGCAATACGTGATTATGAATCACATTACAATAATTTGTGTAAGTGCTGTATTTTAGATAGATTTTCTTTTCTTTTAACCAAGAATGTAATTTGTCAGAATATAGCATTTTTGTTTACCTCGCTTTTTTTATATTAATAGGAGGATTTTAAATGGTTAAAACACATGAAATCAATTTAAATACTAAATTATGGAATTTTTTCCAAGAACACGATTTTATTATTCTTGATTTGACTGATGAGCAAATCAATGAACAAGATTATGTGTTATTTAAACAAGTATCGTTAGACGAAGGAAAAGAAATGGATACTGGTTTATTTAGAATGACACAGATTCGCAGCATCACTACTAACGATGGATTCAAAGAAGGCTATGTGATGTTAAATGTAACTAAATTATAGGAGGAAAGTTATGGAGTTAAATGAAACAGTAGAGTTGATGAACTCTGCAGATTACAAAGACAGATTCAAAGGCGAGTATTTTCAAGTAAAGATTCGTCACGACAAATTGAAAGCTATGTGCGAAAAATGGGATGAAGGAAAGTTGAATTTCAAACCGACTTGTCCAAGAGAAATCTATGATCTTCAATTAGATGCCATGAAAAGATATATGGACATCCTTGTTATTCGTACAAAGATTGAAAATGTTGAGTTGATCTAGGAGGTAACTGTATATGAATTTTGCATCTGCATTTATATCTATGACACGTGGCCACAAGGTGGCACGTAGTCATTGGACTGGATATTGGCATATCGTAGATGGAATCATCATGATCCACACAAAAGATGGTGTTGATTTCAAATTAACAGATTCAGACGATATCGTGTATACAATCAGCAATTGTGCATGTGATGACTGGCACATTGTGGATAATTATGGAGTTAGTAAGGAGAGATAGAGATATGGAACAATTAAAAAATGTTAAGTGGTGGAATGCAGCTTGCACACGCTGCTTAAAAACAATGTGTCAAACTGCAATCGCGATGATTGGAACATCACAATTGATGGAACAGGTGGATATTAAAGTTGTGGTATCAAGCACTGCTTTGGCAGGAATCTTATCGCTTTTGACATCTTTGGCCGGCTTACCAGAAGTTGAAACAACGAAAGAAAATTAATTCGGTGGTCTGCAATGGATGAAATTATAATTGCAGTCCGCCAATTCTTATTGGTATGCGGAGCAGTCATCACTATCGGTGGCGCTTGGAAGGTTTACAAAGATTTTAAAAAGCCGAATGACGACTTAAAAGAAACAGTTAGAAGGCATGAAGAATGGTTGAAACGCGATAATGAACGAATCAAGTCAATCGAAACATTATTGATTGCTCAGGAAGGTATCAAAGCAGAACTAAATAAGCATTCTCAACTTTTGTCTGAACACGAGCAAAGGCTTGAGGCTGATAAAGAGCGGGGCGATCTGATGTTAAAAGCGAACATGGCCATTCTTGACGGAATGTTATCTGAAGATGATAAAGAAAGCCTGAAGGCTACGCGAAAGGAAATTCAAGACTTTTTAGTCGAAAAAAATTAGGAGGCAAAATTTATGGAAGAAAAAGAAGTAAAATTTGAAGAATTATCAGAAGAAGCTCAATTAGAGCTATCAAATGGCAAAGAAGAAGGTGAAGAAGAATGTCATATTCAAGCTTAACTAATAAATATATTCCTGCTAGTGCAGATAACTATATGTGTGGTCGTGGTGGTTACAAGGTATGTAAAATCACACCTCATCATATGGCTTGCGAATGGACTGCAGAACGATGCGCTCAGTCGTTCCAAGTAAGCGGACGTAATGCGAGTGCAAACTATTGCATCGGTTCAGATGGTACGATTGTTTCAAATGTTGACGAAGAAAACAGAGCGTGGACATCATCAAACTACTACAACGATTGCCAATCAATTACAATTGAAATTGCTAATGATAATACAGATACGTGGACAATCTCACCAAAAGCTTGGAACGCATTAGTAAATCTATGTGTGGATGTATGTAAACGATATGGATTCAGATTAAATTATACTGGTGACTCAACTGGTAGTTTAACAGAGCATAGAATGTTCGCAGCAACATCTTGCCCAGGTCCTTATTTACATTCGAAAATGCCTCAATTAGCACAAGAAGTAAATGCTAGATTAGATGGTCAAACTGTAGCACCAAGTGCTCCAAGTACTCCAAACACTCCAAGTGGAGAGAAGTATTCAGTCGGTATACCTATCTGCACAAATACATTAAGCGTTAACTGCTACGGAACTTCTAAAATCTTAAAAGGGGATTGGAACGGTTCAATTGGTAGAGTAATCAAAGGTGCTAAATATCCATATCGTGTTGATCGTAATGGAGTAGCTATTGGATGGACAAATGACACTGGTATTGATACTGACCCTCATACACCAGTAGGAGCAACAAAATCAAGTAGTGAAGCTATCGACCAAATCTTGCACGAAGGCAGCTATGTTACTTCTGTACATATGAAAATTGGCAATCAAGGATTGAAGAAAATTGGCGATGACTTATGTTGCTATTTATCAAAACTAGGTGGTTGGTTTCCAATTCGTTTGGTAGATAAAGTACCAAACTCAGATGGATACAATGACAATGTATTGCATACTACAAATGCAGTAGTCTATGTATCTAGAATCAGAGTCGATGCAGTGAATGTTCAAAAGAATATTGTTAAAATTGGCGGTATTTGGGTTGACCCAACACCATTAACAGAAATTGCATAAATATAATGAAGCCTACGTGTAATGCGTAGGTTCTTTTTTATGACTTGAATTTGACTTATTATTTTTTAAAAGTATTAAAAAGTAATATTTTATATGAAACACATACCTTTATATAAAGTATAAATCATATGCATAAACAAGGCATACATCTACGAAAAATTTACTAACTAAGCAAAATCCCCTTTTATATAAAGGGGATTTAATAATTTTATGTTGTATTATATTAATTAGGTCCTAAAAATTTGAAATTGCGTTCAAAATCGTAAGCGCCAAGTAATATGCTGGATTGAAAATCATTTCAAAAAAATCGACAATTA